AGTTAAGCCTTGAAACTACTCGTGGACAAAATGCTACTGAACTTGCCGCTACACAAGGACAACACGCTACTGAACTAGCCAATGCACAGGGAAAGCATGCAACCGCTAAAGCACGAGCCGAAGGCCGTGCAACTGTTGCCAACACAGTAGCCTCAGGAACAAACCGAGTAGCGGAAGTAGGCGCCGAAAGCGCCGCTAAGATCGCTGAGATGCATGCTGGAGCCGAAGCGGCTCGTACCCACATGGAAGCCGCTGCAACCCATATGCAACCGGGAATGAGCGTTTCTGGACCTAACGGTCATGCTGCGTCATTTGCACACCCACCAGCAGCACCTGCAGCCCCAGCGGCTCCTGCTGCACCTAAGGCTCCCGCAGCCAGTAAGCCACGCAAGCCACGTACCCCTAAACCTCCAGTAGCCTAATATGCCGGCAAATAATGACGACTTTACTACGGGATATTCTGCTAAAGAACCACCGTTATCAGGGCATCAAAAAGACGTTTTAGATTTTGCAAAGCAGTCATTTGGACACACCTATGAACGAGACCACGCTATTAATGAAAAGTTTGGTCTACCTTCTCATGTATATTTTGATCAATTAAGTAAAGTAGTAGAGCATCCAGAAGCATCTTCTTACGCTCCGGATGTTACCAGCACTATTATGGATATGAAATCGGAGCAGTAATGTCGGATTTAACAACCGAAATTAAAGAAGTTCTTAGTGATGTTGTGGTTTTTTATTTTCGTGCCCACGGCTACCACTGGAATGTTGAAGGACCAGATTTTGGTCAGTATCACGAACTTTTTGAAACAATCTATGAAGATGTTTATGGGTCCATTGACCCTATGGCCGAAAACCTACGCAAGTTAGGCGAATACGCTCCATTTAAACTTTCAAGTTTTCTAGAACTGTCTAAACTTGAAGATAGTCGAGTAGCAACAGACCCACGCTCTATGGCATTTGATCTGCTTTCAGCAAACGAAATTCTTATTACTAAGTTAAAGTCGTTATTTAGAACTGCAAACGACGCGGATGAGCAAGGTGTCGCCAATTTTGTAGCCGAACGCATTGACATGCACCAGAAGTGGTCATGGCAATTAAAAGCCTCTACTAAGTAAGGAATAACAATATGACTTGCGCTAACTGTGCGTCTGAAGCCGTTTACATTTACTCAATAGCACCCGAGACACGTATTGCTTACTGCACTCGCCATCTTCCTAGTTTTTTGAATAAGCACAAAGAAAACAACCAACTAGAATTGGCTATACCTACGGAACCTGTTGCAAGTGCTACTCCGGCACCAAAGCCACCAAAAGCAAAGCGTAAAGAAACAGCCCCAGTAAAAGAAGCCCCAGTTGAAGAGGCTCCCGCCGAAGAACCAGCACCTGCAGAAGAGACCATTACTGTAGAAGAGCCGGTGTCGGCTGATGAAATTAATTCGTAAATTTGCTGTACAAGGGCACGCAGTGCCCAACGGTGCTCAGGCTGCTTTAGGACCTTTCCCCCCCGAACTCTATGCGCGTACACGGGTAGACTACGGCGATGCTCCTGAAAGTCTTCCGGAAACATACGATGATACCCGCATGTTTTTGTGCAAGTTATGTGGTGACGTAGTACGGGAAGAGGGCTTAAGTAGCCACGTTTGTGAGGATGAGGTTTAATGGCCAGAGTTGGGAACGGAGCAGGGGCTAACAACGTCCCTAATCCAGATGAAATGCTTGCCATACTTCAAGGCGATGCTCGTCAAAGCCAGTATGGTTTGAGCGATGATGAAATGATGGGCGCTTATGCTCAAATGTCTCCACAACGTGCCAAAGGTCTTATCTCTCCGTTGGCTAGTCTTCCTACGGCCGCATCAACTGGTGAGTTTTTTGAAGCAATAGCCATCTTTAACGATGATGACGATTCCATGGGTTATTACAACCCCAAACAAAGCGGCGCTAAGTTCTCAACCAGCCCTAATGGGCCGTGGGTTAACTCCGGAACACCCGTTGGTTATGGGCAAGCATGGCGTGCACGTCAAGCACCTGCTCCCCTAACAGTAGTACCTACATCAACCAGTAATCCAGAGCGCCCTAGGACAGTAGCCGCTGGTTACGATCGAACAACAAAGACGTTGACTGTGGTTTTCCGAGATGGTACTTACTACAATTACTACGATATTCCGCCTGTTATGTGGCAAGAATTTAAGCAACGTAAGTCCAAAGGTAAGTACATCTACATGTATTTAGACAACTATGCGCGAGGTCCTGCTGACATAAGCAACATCCCCGACTATGCTCGTGAGGCGTTGTACCGTATTACCCGTACAAGTCAAGTTCTTCGTAGTAACCGTAAAAACACAGTTACTCGTCCTTGGCAACAAATTAACCGAACAGGCAAGATGCCTTACCCAAAGAGGGGCCGAAAGTAAGAATGCCACACGTAGCACAACTTGGATCAAAAGTTTTTGTACAAACAATTAAATACCCAATTAAAGTGTCATTTAAATCTTTAATAGAAGTTGGTTCTACACAAGAAATTGAAGAACCCTTTCGGACTGGTAAATCTTTAGTTATTCGGTTACCATTTAAAAAAGCATTAGTAATTGGAATATGGCGTTACGCATTAGAGGAATCTGAGGCTCTTGTAAGCGCTTTAGGCGGTCGCATGATGTCTATTGAGGAGTATCACAATGCTAAAGAAAAAGAATCAACAGAAGTCTAAAATAGAGCAGCGGGTTGAAAAACTATCAACCCCAGACCTTGTGCAATGGGCTGAACACGCCTTGTATAGCATTGGTAGAAACCTTACTGACTACATTCGTTCTAATGATAAAAACGTATTAGAAGAGACTGTGCTGGGGGCAGAAGCCATGTTGGCTGTTATGCAAGAACTTAAAAACCGGTCGTAATAAACACTAAGTTAGCCACTTTTTTAGATGGCTTTCGTGTTAACTGGGTTAGTGACTAATTCGGAAAACATAAATGATCAGTTTGAGGAAATTAAACCTGAGTTCTATGAGCAGGATGATGACCTTGGTATTTCGCTACCCCTAGAAGAACTTGAAGAAGACGAATTATCTAAAGAATTTGTCATCAAACTCATTGACCGCATTATGCAGTTTATGGAAGTCCTTGTTGGCCACGATCTTCACCCTTATCAAAAGCCTCTGGCACGTCGAATTATTGAATCAGTAATCATTAACGACGGTGAAGAAGTCACAGCCCTTGCTGCTCGTCAGTCTGGCAAGTCAGAAACCATTGCTAACGTAATGGCTACTCTTATGGTTATCCTTCCATTATTGGCTAAAATATACCCCGACTTGCTTGGTCGATTTAAAGGCGGTTTATGGGTGGGTATGTTTGCTCCCGTTGAAGGTCAGGTAGAAACACTATTTAGCCGTACTGTAACGCGCCTTACGTCAGAAATAGCCCTTGAAGTTTTAGGTGACCCCGAGATTGACGATGAGGCTAAGAAACAAGCGGGAGTTACTCGTACAATTAAACTTAAACGGTCTGGGTCAACACTCTCGATGATGACCGCTAACCCGCGAGCAAAGATTGAATCTAAGTCTTTCCATGTCATTGTTATTGACGAGTGTCAAGACGCAGACGATTACGTAGTCACTAAATCTATTAGCCCAATGCTTGCATACTATGCGGGAACTATGGTCAAAACCGGAACCCCCACAAACAGCAAAAATAACTTCTATAAGTCAATCCAACTTAATAAGCGTAGGCAAACTACGCGTGGTGCACGGCAAAACCATTTTCAGTGGGATTGGCGTGACGTAGCCAAAGTAAACGCTAATTATGCAAAACACATCCAAAAAGAGATGCTTCGTATTGGCGAGGACTCTGATGAGTTCCAGATGTCATACAACTGCAAGTGGTTACTTGAACGCGGTATGTTTGTTACCCAAAACGCTCTTGACGAATTACAAGACAAATCACAGGAAATTGTGAAGGTATGGCATCAAACGCCTGTGGTTGTAGGTGTTGACCCTGCACGCAAGATGGACAGCACAGTAGTCACCGTAGTTTGGGTAGACTGGGATCGCCCTGATGAATTTGGATATTTTGAGCATCGCATTCTTAATTGGCTTGAAATTCAAGGCGATGATTGGGAAGAGCAGTACTACCAAATAGTAAGTTTTCTTGCTAACTACGACGTACTTGCTATCGGGGTTGATGCCAACGGCGTAGGTGACGCAGTAGCCCAGCGCCTTAAGATACTTATGCCTCGTGCCCAAGTAATCCCTGTAACGTCTAGTCCATCAGAGCAATCCACCCGTTTTAAACATCTTCAGGCACTTATTCAACGTCGTATGCTGGGCTTTCCCGGACACGCTAAAACAACTCGTTTAAAAACGTGGAAACGCTTTGTTCAACAGATGACTGATGCTGAAATTCAATACAAGGGCGCTAATTTTATGGTAGCGGCACCAGATGAAGCCCACGCGCATGACGACTACGTAGACTCATTGGCTATTGCTTGTTCTATGACTAAAGATTTAGTAATGCCATCTATTGAAGTCAATAGCAACATATTCTTCTAGTTCAGCGAGACATACGGGCGTTTTCCCGCCAAACTCAATATTGGAATGGCCTTTCCAACAACCCTTAGGAGTCAACATGGGTATTGCACCCGATCCACAGTTCCCTGAGCGTGCGCCTCAGATCTTTGAGCGCAAGGGAGCAGACGGTTTCGCAGGAAACCGTGGCCCACTTCGTTTCGAAGAAGGAATCGCAACGGACACAGATGTCCCTAACGATTTCATGAAGGGCATGGCGCAAGGTTCTGCAACCGCGCCGGGTCGTCCGAACCATAATGCAAACGTATTTGAGAAGCCTGCTGAGGAAACCCTCAGCGAGCGTGCTCATGTCGGCTCTGCTGCATGGATCGAAGCACCGACTTTCTTGGGTGAGTTCGCTCATGGTTCGTTCAATGACTACGCTGCACAGACTTTCGAGACTGTAGTACGTAGCGGTGGACGCACTCAGCGCCTCAACCCAACTGTCGTAGACGACTAATTACAACGCAGTAGCCCGCCCCGCAAGGGGCGGGTACTACTCTTTAGGAGAAGCATGGCATCCGTACCGACTAATCCTCGGCTGTACAACCTAGTTGTTGTACAAGCAAAGGCTAAGTTTGCCAAGTACCCTTCTCCTGCAGCAAGTCACTGGGTCCACCAACGGTATATGGAAGAAGGCGGTAAATTCCTAGATAAAACTCAGGAAAACCGTCGTAAAGAAATTCTTGCACAGCAGTTTGCTGCTCAAAAGCAAGCGTTAGCAAAAAAGAACAATAAGAAACATGAGGGCAAAAAACATGAAGAGAAAAAGGACTAGCAAATGAGTGGCGCAGGTTTAGACTTTTCGCCTCCTAGTTACCGGGCGGCATCTTCCGACTTAACAATTTCCGTATCTCCTCTTGGTCTTGTAGAACTTGCAGACGAAG